CAGGCTGAAGAACTCCTGACAACTTCTTGGTTATTGATTCACGACCCCGGTGTATCCGCCGCAGTCAAAGCCGACCTCATTAAATCCACGGTCAAGTGGGCAGGTCTGGAACCCAAGGACAACACGGTGGAAGCCGGTGGGGCTGGCGGCGTGAAGATCACGATTAACCTTGGCAATAGCCCAAGTGACGCACGTACGATCGAAGCAGACCTTATAACAACCGAGGATACAGAGGATTCCAATGCCACTTCCATTGAGTATCGAGAAGCTATTTAATACGACTTACAACGATATGCGGGCAGCTAGNCTCAGAACTGCGATGGAGTGCAACAACCTGCAGGTGGCGTTGAAAGACGCCAACGTGTCGTTTACGACCAAGATNAACAAGTCCAAGAAGCATGGGCGGGAGTTCATCATCATGTTGCCAGAGTTGGCAGCAGAACAAGAGGGGGTNGAGTAATGTGGCAAGCCATAGCNGTGTGGACGACGGCGGAGGATTTCGTGTCGCACGTCATCCCCNTAAACGATCTTAGAGAACACCTCATCGACAAAGACTGTTGGTGCCACCCAGAGGAAGANGACGATACCGATGGGCAGATGTACATGCACAACAGCGCAGACGGGCGGGAGAAGTTCGAGTCCGGCGAGAGGAAGCCCTGCTGATGGCGCTTGACATTAACTATACGCCTCCGCCTACGGGCAAGAAGTTCATGGAGAGCGATGCCAAGATGCGGGTGCTGATGGGTCCTGTGGGGTCTGGCAAGAGCGTGACCTCTAGCTTTGAGATCGTGAGACGGGCGTCCATGCAGGCACCCAACGCTCAGGGCATACGCAAAACACGGGCGGCTATTGTGCGGGAAACCGCACGGCAGTTGCAGGATACGACGATCAAGACCTTCCTTGACTGGTTCCCCGACGGGGTGTGCGGCAGGTTCATGCGCACGACCAAGACGTACTTCTTCAAAGTGGGGGATGTCGAGTGCGAGATTATGTTCCGGGCGCTGGATGACTCGGACGACGTGGCGAACTTGAACTCGTTGGAATTGACCTTTGCTTGGTTCAACGAGTGCCGGGATATCCACCCTGACATTATGGACGCCATGTCCAAACGGATTGGGCGGTACCCCAGTTCCAAGGACGGCGGACCAACATGGCATGGGATGTGGGGCGACACGAACCCGCCAACGATGGATACGTGGTGGTACTACCAGATGGAAGGGCTGAACCCCAAGGATGGGGTGTCGCCCAACAACAACGGCTGGGATGTGTTCAAGCAGCCGTCTGGGCGCAGTGCCTACGCCGAGAACATTGAAAACTTACCGGACGGATACTATGACACGCAAGGACGAAGCGAGGAGTACATCCGGGTTTACATCGACGGAGAGTACGGACTCTCAAGCGCAGGGATGCCGGTGTACAAATACTTCCGCCCCGACTACCACATGGCGAAAGGAGTTCTTCGACCTCTTATCAATGGTGTTCGTCCTGTGGTCATTGGGATGGATCTCGGACTCACCCCCGCAGCCGTCATCGGACAACAAGACCCCAGAGGACGAGCACTGATACTGGACGAGTGCGTGTCGTTCGACATGGGCATCCAACGGTTTATCCGCACCATGCTGCGCCCGTTGCTCTACGAACGCTTTGGCGGTTCGCCCGTGATAATCGTGACAGACCCCGCTGGCATCCAGAGAGCGCAGACCGATGAGCGTAGTGCGGTGGATATTATCAAAGCCGAGGGGTTTAAGGTGTTCCCAGCCAAGACCAACAACGTGTCAGCCCGCATCAACGCAGTCGATGAGTACCTCATGCGGCAAGTGGACGGCGACCCGGCGTTCCTCGTGGACCCACGGTGTACCCAGCTTAAAGCCGCCATGATGGGCGGGTATAGGTACAAACCCAAAGGCGACGGAGATATCGACAAGAACAAACACTCGCACGTTGCGGAAGCGCTACAGTATCTGATGCTGCACATAGGGAACTCGGGCGATGGTGCCATGGTTAGGCAGCGTCGTGAGATTAGACCTGTTGCGGCAGCGGGCTGGACGTGATACGATTAAACCGTACTTCTACTGGTACACTCCTTGTGTTAGTCTCCCCTTCGCCCCCGTTGAGTCCACTCCGGGGGTTCTTTTTTTGCAAATCTCGTGTACACTTATTGCAATATCCCAAACTAGGGGGAGTGTAAATGGCTACCAAAACATCCACGGTTTACTCAACAAATCCTAAAATGGATACCAGCGGCATCTCTGCTGCGTCGCCAGTGTACGGTAAGCTCGGCAACCAGATTGGTTCCAAACCTAAACCCGGTGGCTATTTATACGAAGAAGCCATCAGCGAACAAGCTGATGAGTACGGTATGAACAAGACTAAAGCACTGACAAACCCAGCAAATATGCGGGCTGCAGCCAAGCTTGTCAACGAAGGTTACTCATGCGATCATGCGTTTGACATTGTTGGCAAGGATACGATGTATATGCCTGACAAGGTTGATATCGTTAAAGCCGCAGCTAAGTCTGTAAAAAAAATGAGTAAATAACATGGCTGGCTTGTCCTTCCTTCGTGTTGTGAGTAACTCTGATCTTGCCAAGCAGGAGAAGGAGGAAGTCGATCGTGCCTTGTCCGAAAGACAGAACGAGCCGTACATCCTAGGATTGGCAGGCTATCTGCGTGAGTGCTGGGATGTAGCCGAGCAAGCCAAGAAACCCATCGAGTACAAGATGCTCCGTGCCTTGCGCCAGCGCAACGGCGAGTACGAAGCAGACAAATTCAAACAGATCCGTGCGCAAGGCGGCTCTGAGATTTACATGATGATCACCGAAGTCAAGTGTCGTGCGGCTGAAAGCTGGCTGCGGGATATCTTGTTGGACAACGGATCTCCTCCGTGGGACATTGTGGCAACGCCCATCCCTGATTTGTCTCCGCTGCAGTCGCAAGAGATTCAGGATATGTTCGCCAATCAAGTGCTTGAGATGTTGCAAACGTCAGGTAAAGCGCCGTCCCCGCAGGATATGGCTGAGATCAAAGAGATGGTCAGCCAAGACTACCGGTTCAAGGTGTTGCAAAGCGCCCAAGCTCGTGTGGATAAGATGAAGTTAAAGATCTCCGATCAGTTCGCTCAAGGCGGCTGGGAGTCTGCGTTTAACGACTTCATCACTGATCTGGTCACTTACCCCTGTGCGTTCCTGAAGGGTCCGGTTGTGCGCCGCCAACGTGCGCTAGGCTGGACGACAGATGAGACAGGGCGTACCACGGTAGAACCCATCGAGCGTTTGGCTCCTGAGTTTGAGCGGGTTGATCCGTTCCGTATCTATCCTGAGCCGGGCATTAGCAATATCGAGGAAGGGTATCTATTCCAGCATCACCCATTGAGCCGGATGGAGTTGTCCGACTTGATCGGTGTGCCCGGATACGACGAGGATGCTATCCGCAAAGTACTGGAGATTGGCAACGGTCAGTCTTGGATTAGTGAAGATGTTGAGCTTCAGAAGAATGAGGAGGAGCGCAAGTACTACTCCTATATGCGTCCGACTGAGGTGTTCGATGCCTTGGAATTTTGGGGCAAGGTTTCTGGAAAGATGTTGGTGGAGTGGGGGTTGTCTGAAGAAGATGTCCCCGATACGGCTCGTGAGTATGATGCCAACGTCTGGATGGTGGGTAATTACGTTATCAAAGCGGTGTTGAACTACGACCCGCTAGGCCAGAAACCTTACGCCAAAACTTCGTTTATCAAGTGCCCCGGTGCGTTTTGGGGCAAAGGCATCCCCGAAATTATCGAGGATGTGCAGAATGTTTGTAACGCTGCTGCCCGTGCCCTTGTTAATAACATGGGTATTTCGTCGGGTCCGCAGGTGGAAGTCAACTTGGATCGTATCCCGCCAAACGAGGACATCACACAGATGCACCCTTGGAAGATCTGGCAGGTGACCAACGACCCCGCTGGCTCCAGTGCGCCAGCCGTGCGCTTTACCCAGCCAGACAGCAACGCTACCACCTTGGTTGGTGTATACGATAAGTTCAGCCGCTTGGCTGACGAACACTCCGGCATCCCGTCCTATCTCTACGGCGATATGGATACGCAGGGTGCGGGGCGCACAGCGTCTGGGCTGTCTATGCTGATGGGTGCCGCAGGTAAGGGCATCCGGCAAGTGGTGGGCTACATTGACTCAGATGTCATCAAGCCTATCGTGCAGCGTCAGTTTGTATACAACATGCGCTATGACGAAGACGAGTCCATCAAGGGCGACGCCGAAGTCGTGGCACGTGGCGCAGTGAACTTGGCTGTTAAAGAGACAACCAACATGCGCCGCATCGAGTTTCTTAACGCTACTGCCAACCCCATCGACATTGAGATCGTTGGGCGAGATGGTCGTGCAGCACTGCTGCGTGAAGTGGCGAAAGGTTTACAAATGCCTGTGGATGATATTGTTCCATCTCGGGAGAAGACCGCTTTTCAGGGTCGGTTGCTGGCTCAAGCACAGCAACAAGCGCCTCAACAGGCGACACCGACTCAACCTGACGGTACTCCCAAAGGTGGGCAAGACGCAAACGCAGTAGCTAGTCGAGCAGTAGGGGTGGGTTCGTGAAGCATCCTGAACCTAAAGTTATCAAGGCTGTTGCCCTAGCCATGCGCCAGTACCCAGAGCTTCTGGACTGGTTGAAGGACTGGACCAATAGCGAACTTAGTAACTTGCCTTACGCTGTTAACTCATCTGCATTGTCACAGGGGCGATGTCAGGTGTTATGCGAACTGTACAAGTTCGCAAAAGAAGCCCCTGAACTTGTGAAGGCAAAGTCATTATGAGACTCGCCCAACTTTCTCACGCACACCGATAGGAGCGTTTAATCATGGCACTTCCAGAGCAAATCCGCAAACAGACCGAGGCTGTACAAAAGTTGTACGCAGAACTCAATACAGGTGACAACGCAGGCGCAGAAGATAATTCCGCCGATGGTCAAGTCACGGCTGTTGAGAACCAAGACAACCAGCAAGTACGTGCCGACGAGAACGCTGCACCGGAACATGCGGCTCACCCAGCAGACAATGAGCAGAAATCTGCAGGGACAAGTGCTGAAGAAGAATCTAACTCTGAAACTTATGCCCAGAAATGGCGTACGTTGCAGGGTATGTATAACGCCGAAGTACCTAGGCTTCATTCGCATAATCGTGAATTGCAGTCACGGGTTCAACAAATGGAGCAGTTGCTGGCAACGATGTCATCACAGAAGGTAGAACCTTCTGCGGCGGTAAACGCCGAGCCTCTGATTAGTCAGAAGGACATTGATGATTATGGTGAGTCGATTGATGTGATGCGACGAGTGTCTCGTGAGGAGTTAACTCCCATGATCGCTAAACTCGCTCAGATCGAAAGGCTTGTCCAGCAGATGCAAACAAGCGTTGTTCCTCAAGTTCAGAATATTGCTCAAAAGCAGGCTGTCTCTGCCGAACAGCAATTCTGGTCTGGACTGACTGACGCAGTGCCTAATTGGAGAGACGTAAACAACGACCCGGACTTTCAGTCTTGGCTGTTGCAAACTGATCCTTTGATTGGTGTCACTCGGCAAACGATTCTTGAAGACGCCCAGAAAGGACTTGACGTTAGACGTGTCAGCAACTTCTTTAATGCTTGGCTTGAGAGTACTGGACAAGCCAATGCTGCTCAAAACTCTCGTCGGAAAGCGACTGCATCCGAGTTGGAAAAGCAAGTAGCACCGGGCAAGCCCCGTACTGCTGCAACGCCAACCGGTAGTAACGCCAAGACTTACGCTCCGCAGGACATTCAGAAGTTCTTTGATGATGTCCGCAAGGGTAAGTACAAAGGTCGTGAAGCAGAGCGTGACCGAATTGAACGTGACATCTTCTCTGCCCAGAGAGATGGTCGCATCGTCGCAAATGCTTAATTGAGGAATCTCATCATGTCTTATCCTGTTTCCCCCGGCCGCCCAAATTACAGCGGTAACTTCATCCCCGAAATTTGGTCAGGCAAACTGATCGAAAACTTTTATGACGCAACCGTTTTGGCTGCGATCTCCAACACCGACTATGAAGGCGAGATTCGCCAGTACGGTGACACGGTTAACATCCGTACGACTCCCGAGATCACGATCCGTGATTACGTTAAGGGTCAGACGCTGACGGTTGAGAACCCCGACAAGCCTAAGATCCAACTCGTGATCGACAAGGGCGAGTACTTCGCTTGCGTTGAGGACGATGTGGATAAGGTTCAGTCCGACATCAACCTGATGGATACGTGGTCCAAGGACGCTTCTGAGCGTATGAAGATCAAGATCGACACCCGTGTGTTGACCGACTTGTTGCCCGGTGTTGACGCTCTGAACAAGGGTGCTACCGCTGGTCGCATCTCCGGTGCTTTCAACCTCGGTACTTCTGCGTCTCCTCTGTCCGTAACCAAAGACGGCGCATCGTCCACGACTTCTGTCGTTGATCTGCTCGTTGATATGGGTACGGTTCTTGACGAAGCTAACGCCCCCGAAGACAACCGCTTCGTGGTCATCCCTGCCAAGATGGCTGGCTTGATCAAGAAGTCTGAACTGAAAGACGCTTCACTCTCCGGTGACAGCATGTCTATCGTTCGTAACGGTCGCCTCGGTATGATCGACCGNTTCACGGTGTACGTGAGCCACAACCTTAGCCGTTCCGGCACGGGTTCAGCCACCAAGTACAACCTCATCGCTGGTCACAAGATGGGCTTCACTTTCGCATCGCAGATGACGAACATGGAAACCATCCGCAGCGAGTCCACCTTCGGCAACATCATCCGTGGTCTGCAAGTCTACGGCTACAAAGTTGTCAAGGGTGAAGCTCTCTCGACCGCTGTCGTCACGCTCGCCTGATAGGGAGGGGCTTCGTGCCCCTTTCTGCCAAACATTTTTAAAGGAATTTGAAATGGCTGCTTATACCGATTCTCTGGGGTTTAACAAGGGACGTTGCTGCCTACCCTGCTAATGTCTCCGATATCTCGAAGATTGAAGTAACTGTTGACTTCGCTGCTGTTAAGGCTGCTCGTGCCGCTGCTGGTGCTACTGCTTTGGCTGCTGCCGATACGCTGCAAGTGATCCAGCTACCCGCTGGTTCGATTGTGCTTTCGGCTGGCATGAATGTTCTTTCTGCTGAAGTTACTAACACCACGGCTACCATTGACATCGGCTTCACAGGCGGTTCGCCTGCTGCTGCTAATGCTTATGGTAACGACTTGGCAACGAACGCAACGGGCTTGAAAGCTGCTGATCTGGCTAACCCGACTGTTGTGGCTGCTGCCGATACGATCGACGTTCTGCTAAACACCGCAGTTCCTGTTGACGCCGTGATTAAGTTCTTTGCGTTTGTTGCAAACGCTAACTGAAATTAACAGGGGCTTTGCGCCCCTGTCTTTGAAAGGAGAACATCATGGGTGTTTATTCTGGTATTGCGCAGGACAACGTGACTATTAACAGCGGCACTGCTACTCTGCAGTCGTTGACTGTTACCGGTCCCGCTAAACTTGCTTCGTACACTGTTGCTAATAAACCTGCAGCCGCAAGCTACACCGGCACTTTGATCTACGTATCGAACGGTGCAGCGGGCGACCCTGTTGTAGCTTTTAGTGATGGTACGGATTGGTTGCGTGTTGATACGCTTGCGGCAGTTTCTGCAACGTAATGTAAAACTGGTAGAGGGCGCAATGCCCTCTACTTATAGGAGAAACCATGCCGACAAATCTTACCGGATCGACAATCGCTAGTACGTTCCCGCAGATTCTGCATATCAACGACGGTCCAACTGCGACAGAAAAAACCGTGCATAGCGGAACTGGCGTGGAAACTGCGCTGAAGGTTGGAACGACTTCTGCTTCTGTCGGCAATGTACAATTTACTGGTAACACAGTTCAGGCTATTACTGGGGACCTTACACTTGGTGCAAATATTGCGTTTGCAAACGCAGTCGGTGCCCGGTCTGCCCTAGGCTTGGGGTCTATGGCTACTCAAGCTGCCAACAATGTCGCCATTACTGGCGGGTCTATTCAGAACGTCACTTTCAGCGGTTCGTTCTCTGGAATGACACTGGTGTCATCGGTTACATTGACTGGCACTACTACGACCAACGGCGGGAATCTTCGGCTTAGTGGTAACGCACTGACCAGCACGAATACAGACGGTGATATCAGCATTACCCCCAACGGCACCGGCGAAGTCAACGTCACGAACATCGACATCCTGAGCGGGAAAGTACCATTTACGACTATCACAAACCGTGCGTACGGACAGTTCTACTCCACGCAGGATCAGACGGCTGCGGCGAATACGCCTACGGCGGTGACATTTAACAACTCGGATACCTTTAATGCTGGTGTCTCGGTTGTATCAAATACTCGCATCACCTTTGCGGCAGCCGGTGACTACGATTTGTACTTCAATATGCAGTTGGCAAACGCTGAAAACTCTGATCACGAAGTGACAGTATGGGTAAGGCTCAACGGCACAGATGTTGCTAATTCAGCAACACGTATCGTTGTACCTGCAAGTGGGGTCGGTGGCACCGGGTTCTTTGCGTTCAACACCATTTTGCGTGTAACCTCAGGACAATATGTTGAGGTGTACTGGGCGCCGGAAGATGCTGACGTATCGCTGAGTTATGAAGCTGCTGAACCGTCAACTCCATTTGCTAGACCAGCGATTCCGTCTGTTGTACTTAATGCTACTCGGGTTGGGTAATCATGGCTAAGTCACCTGCATGGACTCGTAAAGAGGGACAAGACCCAAAGGGTGGTTTGAACGCTAAAGGTCGTGCAGCGTACAACAAGGCAAACCCGGGTAAACCCGGATTGAAGCCGCCGCAACCTGAAGGCGGTCCACGTAAGGAATCATTCTGTGCCAGAATGGAAGGGATGAAAAAGAAGCTGACTTCCAAGAAGACAGCAAGTGACCCCAATAGCCGCATCAACAAAAGCCTTCGGGCGTGGAAGTGCTGATATGGAAGTCTGGAACAAACCCCGCCCTAAGTCACTTGGAAAGTCCAAGCCACTGACCCCAGACAAAAAGGCAAAAGCTAAGGCTGCTGCCAAGAAAGCTGGGCGTCCTTACCCCAACCTCGTAGACAATATGCGAGCCGCTAAAGGAAAGTCTAAATGAGCACAATGTACATTCGTGTAAAGAAAGATGGATTCATTTACGAATACAACGAGATTCTTGCCAAGAATCCTGAGTGCGAAGTAATCCCTGAGGAAATTGCATACCCTGAGCGATTTGTTCCCCCTCATGCTCTTGAGCGTTTGAGTGAATCAGAAAAGCCAAAGGCTACTCGCAAGACCCGTAAGGTTGCTCTTGATTTAGCAACTACTGACATTCCTGAGCCGCCGGATTATACTTCTCCTGAGTTGGCTGCTGAAGCCTCCCGTGGGATGCCCTGATGACACCAAACCAAATCATTGCCGAAGTCAGAAACCTGATTCAGGATACTAGAGTTACGTATCGCTACAGCGATGCGGTGTTGCTTGGGTTTGTCAATCAGACAATCAAGCGCATGGTTTTAGCTTCGCCCTGATTTGTTTATCACACAGACAGATATTGCTACAACACCTAACGTAGTCGAGCAATCGTTACCATCGACAGCAGTACGGCTTGTAGAAATATTTCGTACTAAGACTGGCACGGCGGTTGAAGAAGTTGACCGTGATCAGTTTAATCGTGCGTATCCAGCTTGGGTCAATGACCCGGTCAGGATTGCCAGTGAAGTACATGCGGCATCCACGCAATCCGAATAGATTCTTTGTATACCCACGCCCGACTGCGGGAGTACTGTTAGTAGGCGAATATGTTAGATACGCCGCCTGTCTATACTATAGACCAGCCGATCTCTGTTTTGTCTGATTCGTATTTTTCCGTAATGGTAGACGGAGTGGTCTTCTTGGCTGAATCAGTAGACAACGAATATGTTAGTTCTAACCGTGCCAAGCTATTCCAAGATTCGTTCTTGCAATCACTGGGTGTATCTCTACAGTCTCGTAATTTAATTGACTCGGAGAGTGCGGCTGCTCCTGCGCCACAACAAACTAGGAGTGCTGAATGACGCCGAACGACATCATCGTTGACGTGCGCAGGCTTGCTCAGGATAGCGGGTTGCTTCGTACGCCAGACACTTACAGTGCGGCTACACTGCTTGGTTACGTTAGCCAGACGCTGCGGCAAACCGCAGTGCTACGCCCCGATTTGTTTACGCTGATTGACGACATCCCCACTACGGAAGGGGTGTCAGAGCAATCCATGCCAGCAGACTCTGCACGACTTGTAAATATCTTTGCAGTTAAAGATGGTAACGCCGTTACCGAAGTATCTCGTGAGGCAATGGATAGGTCGTACCCCCAGTGGCGCAGCGACCCAGCAGGGCTTCCAGTTAACTTCATGCGGCATATCCGTAACCCCAACAGGTATTTTTTGTATCCACGCCCACAGGCGGATGTGGTATTAGTCGGTGAGTATGTTCAGTCCCCACCAGCGTACACACTTAATCAGTCGATTGCGCTATTGCCTGACTCATTTCAGCCGGTAATGGTGGCTGGCGTGTTGATGCTGGTAGCTGGTACTGAAAACCCAACGGAGAACCAAGGTAGGTTCAAGCAGTACCAAGAATACTTCGTTCAGTCGTTAGGTGCTAATCTACAATCCCGCACTGTAACGGATACAAAAGATAGTGGGCTTGATCCTAGGCAGGTGATTTGATGGCTACTAGAACATTTGATTCTCTTGTAAACGCCGTCAGTCCCAATGTGCCGGGTTGTCCTTATCCGCTCATTCTGAAACATGTTCGTGATTCCGCCATTCGTACGTGCGAGCGTACGCTTTACTGGCGACACGCTGAAGCACCGTATGCGCTTAGTGCTGGCGTCCCGGAGTATGCCTACCGTAAACCAGTAGATGCTGACGTACACGCAGTGTTTATGGCTACGGTAAACGGCAATCCATTGGACAAACTCACGCTGGATCAGGCTATCGACCAGTATCCTATTTGGGCAGACCTCTACGGTGGTGTACCCTATGAACAGTTGTGGAGTGGTTCCGGTTCATTTAACGAAGACCCGCTTAACGAAGATGTGTTCAATGGCGGACCTACGTTTACTTTGACGGATGAAGCTCTTGAAAACGCTTCTGAGCCTAGGATCATCACTCAGGTTACACCAGACAAGTTTATCGTCTTGCCATTGCCAGACGACACCAAGCAGTATGTTCTGCGTTTGATCTATGCGCTAAAGCCTAAGCGCACGGCAACGTCTATGCCATCGTATATCTGCGATGAACTGGAAGAAGCAATCGTTCATGGTGCATTGCAAGAACTGCTAGTGATGCCCAACGCTTCTTGGACAGATAGAGAATTGGCTACGTATCATGCCAAGCAGTACACTTTCAAAATCGCAGAACGTCGTGCCCGTGCAAACCTAGGTAATGTCCGTGGCACTATGACTGCAAAAATGCAGCCCTTTATGTAGTGCTGGAGGTATAGATGATTAAGCTAAAGAATAACGCACGAGGTTTCTTGGCTTCTGCAATTGGCGCTGCCGATACTCAGTTGATATTGAGTTCCGGTACGGGTGCGAGTTTTCCTACTCTGACTGCGCAAGAAAGTTTCTTTGCCACGATTGTTTCGGCTGAAGGCGCTTACGAGATTGTCAATGTTACCTCTCGCTCTGGTGATGTTCTTACCATCGAGCGTGGAGCAGAAGGCACGACTGCGCAAGTCTTTAACCCCGGCAGTTTGGTAGAGCTTCGTGTCACGGTAGGAAACCTAACTGGCGCTACTACTGACCCGTTCCGTGAGTTCCGCCCCGGCGATGCACCAAATTACTTTGAGTTGTCTGGCGGTGCTACTGCAGTAGGATTGAACGGAAGTGTGTATCGGTTTACCGGGCTAGGCACGGCAGCAATAGAACGTACTCCGTACCCACTTACGAGATTGGGCAGTCGTACACGACTACGAATGGGGTACCAGCGGGTTTAAGNNTAGCGGTAACCCAGCCAATGACGGTATCACTGCGGGCATTATCTTGGNATTAACGGGTTTGGCAATAAGATCAGCGAATCCGTTGTACATAGCGATAACACGTTGCTTGTTAGTTCGCTGTACCGTGATTTTAGTTATTCAGTCGGGTTTGGCGGCGGGGATGTCTATGATGTATATATCCCGCAGTCAGCACGATACGCTGTTGCATGGTACCGCACATACGGTGTGGGGCATGAGACTGATCTTGTTACGTTGGGGTTGTATCGTACGGAGTTACCAACCCCTTTGGCGGTATCAGCAGACCAGATAGATATTCCAGCAAACTTCCAATGGCCTGCTGGCTCTATTCCGGCAGGTGCTGGGGTATCTGATCCTTACACGGTTGCTCGTACGTTCTACGTTACGATGGATGGTAGCGACGCAAATACCGGTACTAGTTTATCAGCACCCAAAGCTACAATCGGTAATGCGCTTGCAGCAGCCGCAGCGTTAAATGTACCGTGCGGTGTTATTGTCCAGCCCGGTGAGTACATTGTCCAACCAGACACAGACATACCAATCAACTGTATGTTGTATGGATATGACTTGCGGGTTACTAAATTGCGACTGCCTAATGGGTTGGAGCAGAACAATATGTTCCGGCTCAACAGTGGGTGCAAGGTACGTGGATTTACGTTCAGCGGGTTACAGCACGAAGCACCTCCCGCTTACGCATCGACAGCCGCAGGGTTATCCGCAGTTGCGCAGTGGGGGTACTTTACCGTAGACGGTGTTTTGTACCGAAAGATAGATGGTGTACCAACTTTAGTCGAACATGATTACCCGCCTGAAAAAGGTTGGGCGTTCGTGTTTAAGCCCGGTGCGTTTATCACACGCTCGCCGTATGTGTCTGACTGTTCTCAGTTGCATAGCTTCACCCAAGATCAGATGACACTCTCGATTGACCGGGCAGCAGGTAACCCGCTAATGCCACGAGGGGGCGGCAACCTACGGGCTGATGGCTCAGTGCTTGCGCCATCCTCACCGCTGCGCTCCGTTGTGATCGACTCGTTTACCGCCATTAACCCGAACGGCTATGGGTACCTTATGGTACGTAATGCGTTCGTTCAGCTAGTGTCTGTGTTTACCAACTGGAGCCGTTACGGATTGTGGTGCCATGATGGTGGGCAAGTCACAGTCGCTAACTCCAACAGTACGTTCGGCGATTACGCTTTTGTCTCCACCGGGTTTAGATACACCATTCGTATCCCTGATCCTGTTGGGGCGCCCCGTGGCGTTTACATAGCTGCTGCTGATGCGATCGTTGAGCAGACAGCAACTATTATTGAAGAAGCTTACGCACAACTCGCAGATGAATTTGTTGTCGTCCAGAATTTTACTCAAGAGTTGGAAGATCTTACTCGGCGGGATATGGCTACGCTGCTTCGTGAGTTAGCTGACGACCTACGCTCGGGGCAGGATAGAGGCTCACAGTATTTTGTTAAGGGCTTGTTCAACTGGAACGCAGAGTATTTCTTTGATCCGGCGCTATTGCCGGTTTTCTTGCGAAGCTTTGATATTATCGAAGAACGTATTCTTGCTCGTTGTTCTTTGACTTTGCCCTCTATTGATATGCTCGACTCGTTAATTGAGCTTATCAAAGACAATGTAGAAACCCCTCCTGTCACCGGGTTTCCGTCTGTTATTGAAGCTTCTAGCCAACAGTTTAGCTACGTAGGATCTGGCGTCAATTACAACTCGTTGCCCTATTCGCAACGAGGAACCGGCCTTGCTGGTGATCCTACTCAGGTTAACCTAAAGGTAGACGGTGGACGTATATATGCTACGTTTTCTACTGAACTTGGGGACACTTACCTTGGCGAAGATCTACGAGTGGATTTTGAACGTGGTACTGTTGAAGGACAGGCGTTCTCTCGTGGTGTCCAGAATATTACGTTGCCACTAATTCAAGCGTTAAGCTAGGAGTAAAACATGATTACCATCACATCACCACGCCCGCCGTTAAATTTATTTAATACCAACAGAATAGTCGTACCCTCGTTTTATACGACTATCATTGATGTTCCTCAATATGTTATTCCGGCTAATGGTCCGTCTCCGTCACGCACAGTGCAAGCCGTAGCGTTACTGACCTCGCTTATCTTGGCTAATAATTCTAACGACGACATTCAAGCATCGTTACAGATTGTTGATGCACAGGGGTCACAATGGTTGATTCTAAACAAAATGACTATTCCCCCGAATGATTTTGCTTTGATCGACCTTGCGAAGCAGAATCTAATCAGTGGTGAAACGCTTCAGATTCGTACTGAGAATTTCCAAGGTGCAATCGCAAGTCTATCTTACGTCCTTAATCAACGAGAAGAATATACGGTGATAACATGAGTAGCGTAAAATTTGCTTCTGGTCGCACCCGTGTAGCTGGTCATTCAATTAGGTACACGACCCCGGTTTCGCTAGACGCCGAAGCCTACAATGGTGCTGTCGTGATGGGTGAGGATAACTTGCTTCACTACTCCACTGGAACTAAATGGGTTGGTGTCGCCCCTGTCTTGTCTACGCTCATTGACGCTGGCAACGCAGAGACGGACTACACCGGCGGAGCGAAGATTGATCTTGGGAGCGCCCAACCATGAGCGACCTTATTAGTGCATCAGTATTTCAGTTGTCTCTACGAGGCGACACGTTAGCTAGGTGGACAGCTTTTAACCCGGTGCTTGCTGACCGTGAGATGGTGCTGGAAACAGACACTGATAAGTTCAAGATCGGCGATGGCGTGACTCCGTACCTTAGCTTGCCGTATGGCGGGTTGCCCGGCCCTACTGGCCCTGTTGGACCTCAAGGTGTGTCGATCGCTCTGAAGGGCGAGGTTGCAACCGGTAGGCGACTTACCGTCTTCTGGTAATACTGTTAATGACGCCTATGTTGTACAAGCTGATGGTGACTTATATGTATGGAACGGTACAGCTTGGAATAACGTAGGTCAGATCGTTGGTCCTGTCGGCCCTACCGGTCCGCAGGGTATTCAAGGTGTCGTTGGTCCTACAGGCGCTAATTGGTGCTACAGGTCCTACTGGTCCTACCGGCGCACAAGGTATAGCTGGTGATATAGGTGGCATTGGTGCGACAGGCCCCACTGGCCCCACTGGTCCTCAAGGTATTACAGGCGTAGGCACAACGGGTCCTACCGGCCCCACTGGCCCTCAGGGTGTTGACGGTACACTCGGAGCTACTGGTCCTACGGGTCCACAAGGTATTCAGGGTATTCAAGGTGTCGTTGGTCCTAC